CACATGCACTCGTAAGTCCGCATAATAATCGGCTATTCGCAGGTGTTGGAGGACATATTAGTCGTGTGACATTTCCATTGGTTTCACTAAGATAATTACGCTCATTTCCGATTTTTCGCATGAGTTCACCTCGTGCAGCTTTTGCGTACTTTTGACTCTTTGTTAACCCACCAACATTTTTATTGTATTTAAGAATTTCGGCTTTTCGACGCATATCATAAATTTCATCCACTTCAGTTACGGTAAGAGGCAATCCAGTAACAGTGTTGACTAAATTAGATGAACGACATTCTGGTTTAAAACGTGTCCAAAAATCGCGATTGTATGGATTTGTATAAAAAAGGTTGACATTACAGTTGATGATTGGCGCAGATATATTAAAAATATTTACATTGAAAACTGCTGATTTTCGATTGAAATTCGTTGTGGAAATTTGCGATATCGTTACACTAACAACCCCCGGTTTATAAATATACGCGGTGTAGGTCGAACCCACCAGTTCAACTTTTAACATAGTGTCATCCGATGATGTCATTTCAAAGGTTGCGCCAGGATCGCTGTTGTTCGATTTTGGAGGTACAATGACAAATGAACGGTCTGTTGTCATTTTGTTCATATCTGCAAGTCGGTATACTGTATTCGTCAATCCAGTATTCACAACTGGCGTTTGTCCAACAAAGGTCGGCGTGGATTTAATGATATTCAGTTTGATCGTTGTCATAAAGCCATTTGAATCACCGATTCGCTGAGATGAGCGTTCATAGATCGCAGTCTCCTCTTGAAGAAACTTGATTGGAATTGGATTATAAGTTCCATCCGCAAATACTGTCACCTTTTTGAACATTATTTTATTACCAGATATCGAAATATTATCATTGGTGTATTGAAATGTTCGAACGTCTGTCATTTTCAAATAGTAAATAATATCTGCAAGATCATCACTTCCAATGTTGACGTTTTTACGCGTGGTCGTCGCAAAATCCGAAAAACGAAGTTCAAACACTCCATCCAAATATTCTCGTGTAATAATACCGTTTATGTCTGCATTTGAAACAGTGTATTTTCCAACTCCATAAAATGGTTTTATTGCTAATGCGGTAGGTGCCTTTCTTATTGTGATTGGGACAACAATTCGTCTTACTTGATATGAAATCGTATCACCATCCAATCCGCTTGCCTGATAAGCAGCTTGCCTCATTTCCATACGAAATACAGCCTGTGTTTGCCCATATACGAAACCGCCAGATACATCAAAAACACCATTGATAACAAGAGCATTGCGATAAGGAAGACGAATGGAAGATGCACCAGGATTGACGTATGAATGTACTGCGTTATCTAATAATCCGGATGGTTGCGGAATGACATAATAATCACGATCAAAACTCACAACTGAAATCGCATAGTTGTTTGTTGGGAATGAAAACACAATGTTTGTTTTTTTATTTTCAGAAGTCAGATTGATTAACGGAATCACGCCAATAAGTGTTTTACGCATATTTACAAGTTCGATCGGAACATCAGTATCTCTCGGACCAACGCCAGGTGGAACATTTGGAATCGTAAATGTACCAGCAACCATGGTAAATGTTGTAATGTAATTCAATGAATAGACATTGTATCGGGTAGTCAATCCTTCTGTTGTTCTATTGAAATATACATCACCGTATACAGGTTGACCATTACCATCTGTTGTGATGGATTGTTCTAATGGAGGAAACCATCCGGGTACTACTGCCATTTATTATATTTTTTTACACGTAATACCCACACGTATTGCTGATATGTAAACGTAAAAAAATATTATCTCATATACCAACTGTTCGAAAGATAATTCAAATTCTTTCCAGATGTCTCCGCGCCAGTGTTACTGATCATCTTCATATTCGGTCCTTCGTCCAAAATACTCTTGATCTTATTTGACCCGATTGAATAATTAAAGTACTGAATCGTGGAAATATACCCACTAAAACGGTCTTTGGATTTTTCTTCACCGATATTGACATTTCCGTAGTTTTGAATCGGAACACCCGCAGTCTTCTTGCGCTGAGCAAGTCGTCCATTGATATAAAGGTCAATAACATTATTGGTGACACGAATCACCGCATTTACCCAATTTTTCATAGGAATATCAGTTGCGATAAGTTGTTCATGCAAGTTATTCTTCTTATCAGTTGAACTGCTATTCTTACCGCTCACATCAACGACTGCCAACAATGAAACGTTCACACCTTTATCCTTTCTGTCGGGGTTTGTTGTGGTAATATCATCCGAAAACCGAATATACATTCCAGGTGCGTTATTGGGATAATAAATACCATTTACGTTCGACTTTGTTCCTTCACCTCCTTTGCTAAAGATACGAGAATATTTGCCTTTATCGGATGGAACCTGATTAATGAAAAACCAGGCAGACCAAGTATACTCTAAACCGCCATCTTCATTCATAGACCTTGATATGAAAATGGAGTCTTTCTTCGCCGGATTTTGTGTTACTGTAATTGTCATATCTTCTGTGTTTGCAGTTCCATTCAATACATAAGGCGAGAGAGATGGAAGCAGTAAATAAGATACACCGATGATTGCAAGCTTGATTGCGACTGACAATACGATAAAAACCATAAGAATAAAAGCGAATTTTGCAACAAGACTATTGGATTCCATGAATTCTTTCAATCCGAAACCGCCTCCGCCTGAAGAAGAAAGACCTGCATCACCTGGCTTTGAAAAACTAGAAGTGATTCCGCCTAAAGGGCCGCCTCCTCCGCCGCCTCCTCCTGGGTTACCTCCTCCATTATCAGTCATTTCTAAATACTTATTGCGTATATATTACTATATATATGTAATAAAAAAAGAGCAGATTATGTACTTACGCTAGCTTGTTCTTGGTTATCTACAATGAAACTCAACTTCACTTTGTACTTGTTGAGAAGATCGCTCCATGGGCTTCCACCAAATCCTTGTGAGTAAATATCCCATGCTTCTTGCGGCGCAATGGGTGCAGCCTTAAGTTTAACGTTAGTGATAAACCCAACATCATCAAGTTTCTTGCTCGCATCGCCTAAAACAATCGTATCCGTTTCATTCAATTTTGAACCTAAATTTACAACGCAGGACTTGACTAATTTTCCGTCAACATAGACGTCCATCGCGGAACCATTGAAGCTGACAATGAGGTTTACCCATTTCTGAAGAGGAAATTCAGATACTTCACATAAGCCAGGGTCAGTGACTGCACTGGATCGAGGAATGATTTGAATCGTGTTTGTGTCATTCTTAAACTGGATTTGAAAAATGACTTCAGCACCGTTCGCTTTCTTAAATGAAACGACCTTAGTACCGTTCACCCACTTCTTGATATAAAACCATATCGAGATCGCACTATTTGCTTTGAAACTACTTGGTAGATTCGATCCTTGCAAAGTGGTTTCATTGACCCATTTTTGCATAGCGCCTAAACTTGTATAGGTCGTCGTTAATGCCTTAAAAATGACATACAACAATAATAGAATTACAATGACTGCGAGAACGAGTTTGGAATTCATTCTATCTATGATAATTATTCGTATAAATATTATAGATATAATAATAACTGGCGTTGCTTTTTACTGTGAATATATTGTGGTCGATCCAGCTGCCTTTGCTTGGTCTTGAACTGTATCCATCCCAACCATTGGCGGGTTTTGTGACCGTAACATTGTATATGTCCAACGAATTTGCTCTTTTGTAAGAGGTACTTTGTGAAACGCAAAATTACAAATAGAACCATTCAGCCCTTTATTGTCGGTTGTATCACCGATAGTGATTGGTTTCAAAAGAATATCTGGCATAATGAAGTTGCTCTTAAATATTAATTTATTGTTCAAGAAAAAGTCGATATTCTTGCCGTCATAATTGATGACAAAATAGTTCCATCGCTGAAGAGGTATGTCGGCATCTAACTCTTGGTCTTGTAATGACATTTGAACAGTTGTCTTCTTCTCTTCTGAACCAGCTTGCGCCTTTGCGACTGCATTGTAGTTCATTCTAGAGTTGTATATGACTTCGGTTTTGGACCCTTTATCTGCAGTATTCAATGTGTTACAATAGAGTTTGAGCTCATTCCTTGCAACGTTGTATGTCATACGCGGAACATCTCCGAAGTTAAATATCTCTAAATCTGTTGATTTTGTAGTTACATTATTGTTCAAGAAGAACCATCCTGAAATCGAATACTGGTATCTCTTTTTCTCTTCCACTGGGCAGTTAGCAGCTTTGTCTTCTGGAGTACGGTCTACACCCGTATTATGGTATATGAATATTTCCTTGCTTTGAGTCGTTAGTTTTGTATCGTATTTCTGCTTTAATGTTTGAGGTGCTGCGATAATTTGTGATGCTGATGCGCCAATATAGTTGAGTAAATAAGGTCCACCATACAAAATCGCGATAAGGACGATTTCAATGGCTACAATAACCCAGATCGTGCGCGTTGTATCACCGATCGAACCTTGAAATCCTTGAACAAGGTCCAAGAAGAGACATGGAATATAAATAATACACGCCCACAATAGTTTCAGTATTTTTATACCAAGAATTGATTTGGTAAGATGAAAGAGAAACATGATTACGATAACTGCGATCATTAGTGTATGTTGCTTGTAGTACGAGAGAGCGCATAATATGATGAAAAATACAGTATTCACAATGAAACGAATATTTGATAGTAGATTTGCCATGGGCGCCATGGTCGGTTTTTCATCAGGAGGCGCGCCAGGTGTTGGTGGCATCTTATTATCAGCAATTTCCAAGAGGTAATGAAACAAAATGATCATAAGACTTACCGCAGTGAGACCAGTTACCGACATACGTTCTTTGTCATCCTTGTCTGTGTCATAAATCAAGACAATCACGAGTAGCACAATGTAGATAATGTGTGTCATTCCAAATGTGAGCTGGCGCATCGGGCTATTTGAATCTTCCGGCTTTACGTCATTGAAAAGATATTCTTCTGGATTTTTCGAGTTGGTTGCCTTGAATTTCTCTCGGAGAAACGCTACAAGACCAGCGATACCGACGATTCCAATGACGGCATATATTGCATATGCAGTAGGGGAACTAAGATTGTCCGCTAGGCTTGTTGTTGTGTCTTCGTAATTCGATGCATCTGCAGGGGCTTTATTACTTGAACCAAACTTGTATACTGTATACACGATTCCTAATATCATAATGACAAACGCAATGACAATAAAGATGACTTTGATCAGTTTACCGACAGCGTTCACTTTGGTCTGATCCACTGACTCTAATGTATTATCTGAGCTTGCGGGAGTATTGGCTTTCTCTTGGGCGGCTTCTGCTCCTGCTCCTGCTCCTGCTCCTTCTGCTGCTTTTACCCCTTTCACTCCAGTCGCTTCTGCCGCCGCCTCTTCTGATTTTGACGATCCAGCTTTCGTTTTATTTAAAGCCACATCTTCCGGTGTTAATATTTTTCCAAGCCCAAACATTCGAAGATCAGTTCCTCGGTCGGTTTCACCACTGGCTGCTTTCCATTTTGTAAAATCCCATTTCATTTTTTCACTAATAAATGAGTTTCCCCATTCTGGCTTGTTGAAGAGACCACCGATGAAGAAGGGAATGAAATAAAGTATCAGTTTGAATACTGAAAATACGAAGAATGGTACCAAGTAGACGGAAGTAAAGAACAGTCGTAATCCACGTATAACCGAGTTATCTGTTTCGAACTGTTGATGCGGTACTCCTCCTACAGCATGATAAAATGCCGGGATACAGCACACAGCAAAGACACATACCAGAGCAATCGCCCACTCCAAACCATTTGGTACAACTGGATCATCCCCTTTACGAACTTCATTTAAATATTTCCACCACCACGATAACCCAACAGTAGCAACTGCAAGACAGCCAACAATCGCAGCTGCATAATTTTTCCAGCTAGTGTCCGTATGTTCTCTATACTGCCATACCTGAATCGAATCAATGAATTTTGTAATGACATCAAGTCCACCTACGTTCTGTTCTCGCACCATAGGTAGTAACAGTATCGCACACAGTAATAATCCAACAATAAAAACAATGAAAAATGTATCAAGCAATTCTTTCACTTTCGGGAACATGTCTCCGCGGAATGACTTTGCAATCCAATCCATCGTTGCTTCTGATGTGGTTACTTTTGTGAATAAAATAGAAACGCATAGAATGACAAGAATGATCGTCAAGAATGGTATCCAACGTGAGAATTTGGCAAGATAAACTGTAACTGCACTGAAATTGGCAGAATCTTGACTACTGTCATCACTATACGTTTCCAGGATCTTTGTCCAATCATCCGCGTTCATCTTTTCAATATTGGCGGCATCTCCTTTGAGAGTACTAGTCAATACATCATTCGGTTTATAGTCGTTGTTTTCCTGGCAATTTCCTACAAACATATTCTTTACTGTCGCCGGTAATTTCATACACTCGACAATTTTCATTTTCGCAGCATAAAATAACCCGATCATAATCACAATAACTGTAGCAAGACTGAGTAATGAATTGTTTACGGTTTTTATTGCCTGATCGTTTGAAGTATTGAGCTCTGCCATTCGTTCATTCATTCGAGCCTTTATTTTATCGTCAGTAACATCATCTGGATTTCCGGATTTTTTCAACTCTTTCGTCACTTCATCTTTCACTTGTTGATAATATGCATTCCCATTATTTGCGTCACTCTCTTCCAGATTAAAATTCGAGGATTGATTCAATGTTATAAAATTCCAAATAATGACTCCAATCACACCCAATGCAGATACCCATCCAGCGCCTTTGAAGATATTGAATGTACTCATTTTACCTAATGCAATAATAAGCGCAATCCCGGCAAGAGTCATGTAAACGATACCGTGTGCTGCATACATGTTATTTTTATCATCCCCTGCTCCAATTCCGTCCTCCGATTTGATCCATCCCTGTTGCACGGATATGAAAATCATCCCAGCCGCGAGAAGAATTACAAATGGAACGAACCTTCCAATATTTGCCATTACAGGACTGCCTCCATCCGTTGGAACTGGATGAAACCATCTGTATCGATACATCAAATACATCGCAACTAACAGGGCTACGACCTGAAATATAATTCCGGTGTTCAGTACCGTATTTGCAATTGATAATGCATTTTGTTCAGCGGATGAATCATTCACTTCTTGTGATTTTTTGGTTTCAATCTGGTTGGACCGTGCAACAAAATAGATACCTGTTATTGAAAACAACAGACTTCCGATGACTTTCGATATTGTTGAACCAAATGTACTAGTAGCACCCTTATCGACTCCTTCTGTTGAGCTTCCCATAAACGCTTTCCATAAGAGCGATATTATTATGATACCACCTACACTCATAAAACCATAACCTAGATATTGTAAAACACTTGTATTTTGTGAAGCACTTCCGATATTATTTCCGATTTGATAACTGGTGATCGCAAGAGTCAATCCAATTCCCAAAACAAATACAACCCCAACAATAATAAGTGTCATGATCGTCGTTGATATTTCAGGAGGTCCTTCGGATGGTGCTGGAAAAAACTGGTCTTTTCCGCTTGCATCCCTCCATGTGATGTAAGAATAAATATCGCCAGAATACAACCATATCGCAAATAATATACTTGTTATCAACAATATAAATGTTTCAAGATGCTTCGTGAAAACTTCCCATGTAAAAAAACCAACCAAAACGATTACTGAAATAATAATCAATGGTAATAAATCTATTAATTTTGATACGGATGAAGGTGAACCATCCATTGATAATGATAACTATACCCAGTTATAATTATAATATATAATAATGCAAGTAAGAGTACGCTCTTTATCTTTCATTTGAATTATAAAAAAGACATTGCGGTTTTTTTTCCATGACAATCTCGACATAACGCCACTAAATTATCAACATGGTTCGACCCACCATGCTCTAAAGCTATTACGTGATCAACTTCAAACCACGCGGGAAGTTGGCGCTGGCAGTCTCCGCATTTCCATCCTTGTTGTGCAGCGACATATTTTTTCTTAGTTTCACTAACACTACGCTTGCTAGACCCTTTACCGGATGAAAGGACACGTTTCTCAGCGGCACTGAGATTTCCACCGCCCCCCACCGACGGTAGCATGGTATTTTGCGGCGTATTCACTCCCATCGCGCTCATCATTGCGCCACCTACGCCACCTAGTGCGCTTGTTGTAGCGCCAGCACCTCCTTCATTAGGAGATGAAATCCGCCTTGTCATGTCAAAAAACGGAGTTATCATATCCGCCGTGTCTTTACTAATCGGCATATATTTAATGATGTCGTTCGCATGATACAATAATTCCCTAGAGTTTTCAGGATTGCGACGTAAAAACAAGAAGAGAGATAGACCAATGAAACCAAATGTCGCCATCTTGATCCACTTTTGATTGCTTTGAAATAATTTTATTAACTGTCCATCGTAATATGTATTCGCGATAAGAATGGCAGTAATGATAAATACAATATATTCTGTTTTGATCATTAGATTATATATAGCAGGGAATATATTACCGGTTATGGTAATAATAAGCTGCATATCCTAGACCCGCCAACATTAATACATAGACCAATTTTTCACGATATTTCAACTCTTCCATGATTTGAACCGGTTTGGGTCGATAATGCAAGTAGTATTTCTCAAGTGCTTCATGTAGGGGCATTTCATCCTTCATGAGGATTACATTATATCGGTTATGGATGAAATGGACCCAACGTATAAACGATTCTCGACTGTCCAAGTATGGACGAACCGGATACTTACTTATCATTCGGTCGAATTCAGCCGACATTTCTGGATCGGGAATTAACATTGAGAAATTCTGTATAAAGTCATAGTATTTTTTGCGCACAACATCGTTTACATGGTCTGGGTAGTTTACAGCAGCAGTCATCAAAACAAACCAATAATGCGGCCCCCATATTTTCGCATCTAGTTTCAACATTGCTTACTATGAAATGACATAAAAACAATAACAGAAATACGATAAGTGTTATGGCAAATGAAAATCAAATGTCCATTGGTTCGCTCGACCCTGTAAATGAACCTCCCGCCAAAAAAACAAACAATCCTAAATCTGCGTTGTCTTATTCTGAAATCATACAGTTACGTCAGAGTAAACAAGGCTACAGCGGCGGTGGTGGAGGCGGTGGCGGTAGCGCCAGTACGATTGAACCTATCGGACACGAAACGAATAAGTATTTCTGTAATAATTGCAACCGAAACAACCATGTCTACAATAATTGCCGTGCACCCATCACAAGCATCGGCGTCATTGCGTTTCGTTGTGGTGAAACCGGCCCCGAATTTCTCATGATTCGTCGTCGGGATTCATTCGGGTTTGTTGACTTTGTTCGTGGTAAGTATTCATTGAATGATGAAGCTTACATACAACGCATCATCGATGAAATGACATTGACAGAGAAGTCGAATCTAACACGACTCACGTTTGACCAATTATGGCGGTTATTGTGGGGAGAGTATACCCGTGGTAGCCAGTATAAGAACGAGGAGCATATTTCTTTTGAAAAGTACCGCCAGGTTCTCGGTGGAATTCGAACAAAAGATGGCCGTGTAAAAACCCTCCAGCAGTTTATCGATGACTCTACTACAAGTTGGACAGAGACAGAGTGGGGATTTCCAAAAGGTCGGCGTAATTACAACGAGAAAGACCTGCCATGTGCATTGAGAGAATGCCTTGAAGAAACGGGGTACGATATTACTGCGGAAAATGTGATCCAAAATATCGCG